GTCGGCACAAGCTCCGCCACTGTCCCGGATGCTGTGCGTTGCGCTATAATCAACAGTGTCTGCCGGTTCTGCGGCAATGTCCTGACGGCCAGGGCCGTGTTGAACTCAATGGCCCTGGTGGGTTTCCGGATGGATCCGGGGATGCTTGCAAATTCAATAGTCATGATTTAATCCTCCTTGGGTTTGTAAGCAGTAAGCTGTAAGCTGTGAGCTGTAAGCGGTGTATGTTGTGTGCTGTTTTTTACCGCTTACCGCTTACTGCTTACTGCTTACCGCTTACTTTTTCTCGCCGCTTACCGCTAACTGCTTACCGCTTACCTTTTCCTTTTCCAGGGAGCCGTCACGGACAAGCCGCCTGTAATAGGCCGTGTCCGGCACATCTACAAATGTATCCAGGATGTATTTTCTCGGCTGTCCTTCCATCGGGCACCGAGCGCCCTTGATTGCCCTGACTTTCATAAAAACCTCCGGTTTTTTTAATGTTGAATGTTGAATGTTGAATGTTGGGGTTCAAAATTTTGAACCCCTACCTTTAATTAAAAATTAAACATTCAAAATTAAAAATTAATCTCATCTTCCGCGTCCTCTACACCGTCATCCACCGGGTCCTGCAAATAGTATTTAATGCCGAGGGTGAGGAAATCCACATCCGCTTCGTCCGTTGATTCCTCGATGGTGAACCCTGTTTCAAACACCAGGACATAGGTGGAAATGCTTCCGTTCAATTTTTGTATGTCGAAATCCCGCGCAAATTTTACGGGTTTTATCGGGGAAATGTTGAGATCCAGGGTCTTGTTCCAGAGGCTTTGCGCTATGCCCAAAAGCAGCTCATAGGTACCTCTGCTCTGATCCGCGCCGCCCGCAGGTTTTAAAAAATCCACCACAATGACCAGTTCGGCCGTGCATTTGCTCCGGGTCATGGTCAGCCGGGCAAATTCCCCGGACCGCACCAGGAGCCGTGCGATCACAACGGTCATCTGGTCGCTGTCCAGTTTCGGGCTGTCATCCCAGTGGATGACGTTAAGGCCCGCCGCGGTCAGCCGGGCAATGATTGCGTCCTCGATGTCGTTCAGGATCGTCATCACCATTTTCCTGATAATTTATTGAGGCTGTATTTCAGTTCGTGGCTGAAATTTTTATCCAGCCGGTCCTGCGCCATTTTATCTATGGCCCTGAACACCGGCTCGTTCTCCATGATGTCCGGCACCCTGGGGCCGGTCAATCGCTTGACCGGAAGCCGGTAATCCTTCCCGTCATATGGGCTGAATTTTTTGAAAGGCAGATCCATCCTGTTTGATTTTCTGGGCCCCCAGTAATCACCACGTAATTCACGGCGGAAAACCTGCTCCCCGCCCTTTGTGCCGGTGCCGACATAAGCGGCCCTCAAAAGTTTCCTGCCCTTCTTTTTCTTGACCAGGACTGATACGCCCTTTTTTGTCTGGCGGGGCCTGAAATGGATAAGCCCCAGGGGGATGCCCTTGCTGATCAGCTCTCCGGTCAATGTAGTCTGATTGGCTTTTTGGATGGAGATCTCGCTGCGGATCTTTTTTGCAGTGGGCGTGATCTCCTTCATGATCTCCTTCACCGCATGCGCACGCATCCCCGGCAGGGTTTTATTGATTGCCCTGGTGACAACCTGAGGAAGACTACGGCTGCCGAACCGGGCCAGTTCCTTTCCGGCCCGTATAAGCTCCCTGTTGTCCAGCTTGATTGCAATCATGGGTTGCGCCATAACGTCCCCTGCCAACTGCGGTTCATCCCCACGAAAAACACTAAACATCCTTCCTTGTGACAATCACGCGGCCCGTGTACATGTCATTGGAATCAGGATCCTCAAACGGCCCCTCGACCACCCATTCATCCTCTCCCACAATGAAGCTCTCGCCCGGCTGCGGGTCCCTGCCAAGCTGGTCAAGCAGATACTCGATGGTGAACATACGGCTGACAATGGGCGCATCATAGCCGCCCTCTACAATCTGCGCCCCTTTGACCAGATCCACCACGCAATCAACAGGATCATAATCACCGGGCATGAAGACGGCGGATTTACCCAGCGTTTCAAAGGCCTTTAAAAGTGCGGCTTGGATGATAGTGTCGGACATCGGCTAACCTGAGGTTAGAGTTGAAAGAGTTGAAGGAGTTAAAAGAGTTAAAAGGGTAAAACAGCCCAGCATGACATCTTCAACCCCTTCAACTTTTCAACTCCTTTAACCTCCCTAATTAAACGTTAAAAATTCAACATTAAAAATTCCCCTATCCTCTGGGCATGTAGTATTCCAGGGCGATATTGAGTTTCCCCGCGGTCAAAGCCGCCACGCCAATGGACAGGGTAAGCCCGCTATATGCGGTCGTCCTGACGGATGTGGCAGCAGTCCCAACCGGGACGGTTGCAAGGATTGCCGCAAGCGAAAAAGTCGCCACAGCGGTCGCGGCCTTGATATCTGCCGCCGATACCAGCGCCAAAGCCAGAGTGGCTGATCCGCCGGATGTGCACCCGATTTCGACATCAATCGTCCCGTTGTTGACTATTGCGCCGGCAGGGATCTTGCCGCCCCTCAGGGCGATGTCGCCAACCGCCCCGCCGTCCTTGGCAAAGTCATATTCCCAGTAAGCCGCCAATTTTCTGTTTTCCAGTGCCATTTTAATTACCTCCGTTCAATTAAGTATTAAAAATTCAAAATCAAAAATTCTCTTACACACCTGCGTTTCTGACCAGCCCGCGCCAGTCAACTGCCTTTGCCGCCGCATCAATGCGCACCTTGTATTCCACGCCGTCCACAGACCATCCGTCGCGGCTTTCCAGGTACGGGGTTTCAACGCCATCCAGGAAAAACACGTTTACGGTCTTGCCCTTTGGCCCGGCCCCGTAGTAGATCGCAGAGCTGCTGGCATCCAGGCGGGGCTCATACACGCGGGTAAATCTTGTCCCTGCATATGGATTGTTGCGGGTAGTGGTGACATCCGCGCCAGTAAACTGATTGCTGTTAAAGAATATCTCAGCGGCCCCCTCGATCGCGGCGGGCGCTATGAAGTATTTCATTTGTAGATTGAGACGTGACAGCCCCTGGAGATCCTTCTGGAGCTTCATCAGTTTGATCAGTTCGCCGATTGTCACTTCACCCACCACGCCGCTTGTGCCCAGGTTGCTGTGGGATGCGTGGAACAACACTATCCCGTCGCCCATGGCTGCATTGGCGGTCAAAACCGCATAGGGCAGGTCCCCAATTTTCCTTGAAGCCGCTTCCCCGTGCTTTTTGGGGATGTCCGTAATTGCGCCTAGGTCATCGTTGACTATCGCCTGACGGGTGATGGCAAACATCTTGCCGTATGTAACAACGGCAACCTGCTCGCGGGACTCCGTTATTTTTCCGTACTTGTATTCGGAATTTTCCGGCACCTCGTCCAGGTCCGCAGTCTCGCTTGCCCTGACCAAATTCAGGGTCTTGAAATCAGGCACCGATCCTATACCGCACCATACACGCCATGTTTCCTCAGCGATATCAAAGCCTGCGGCCAGGCTCTTGTTTGCGGCTGCGGCCAGTATATACGGCAGGTCCGCTGTCATCATGGCCCTGCCGACCATCTCCATTTTGCTGCCCCTGATGGACTGGCCTGACATGGAAAGGCACATCCTGGCCATCTCCAGCATGGTCAGCCCGGTAAGCTCATCCGCGCCCGGCGCAGGGTTTGCGTCCCCCATCCGGACATTGCCCTTGATCAGGATGGCGTCGCGGGCCGCATCCCGGAACTTGTCATGCTCATCAGCGCCGACGATAATGGGCGACCTGAAAATAATCCCGTCCTCCGGAGAACCGGGCGGTTGGGTTTTGGCCCGTTCCGCTTCGATCCGTTTAATCTCAGCATTGCCCTCCCTGTGGATCTCTGACATGGGTGTCTTGCCCGCGATCAGCTTGTCCCTGAACTCGTCAGAGAGGCCATGTGCCCGGCACATGGCCATGATCTCCTGCACCCTGGCCGTTTCCTCCTGGGCCGCCCTCTCCTGCGCCTGCCGCACAGCTTCCTGAGTTTCCACAGCGGCCGGCAGTTGCGGCTGCTGAACAGCCGTTTCAACGGGTTGCGTCATCCTGGCCAGATAAACCATGGCCTCCTCATCCGTTGCGGTGGCCGGCATGCCCCGTGCTATTAATATTGCTCTTACCTCTGGTGTCATTTTTCGTACCTCCTGCTTTGGTTTATTATTAAGGATTGCTCCTCTGGCCTTTGCCAGCTCATCCGCCCCAATCGGACAGATACTCAGCTCACGCGGCACCCACACGGTGCTCACCTTGAGCGGCCCCTTATACTTTTTCCCCTGGATGGCAGCGGTCTGCCCCTCCGGGATCCACTCATATTCCAGCACATCGTAGCCGACGGAAAAGTCGGTCAAATGCCCCTCGCGCAATTTCACCCAGGGGTTTTCACCCTCGGGCAGGCTGGTAAAATAAAACCTTCCTGTCAGCTCCTTTTTCCGTGCGGTCATGTCCCTGTAACTGCCGATCACGCCCACGGTCCCGCCACGGTACTGGTGGGTGTCAAAGCCGACCACCTGGCGGCTCTCCGGCAACCTGCACCCCGACATCAACAAAACTTCCTGGACGACAGCCCACCTCTCCCAGTCCCACACCATGGCCGGGTTTTCCGTTGCGCCGACCACCTCAACGGATCTGGTTGCGTCATCAATGGTGGATGGCCTGCCGTTTTCATCCATCTTGACCGGCATGGCCCGGTAGGTCAGCCGTCTGTTTTCGATCTCATGATTATCTTCAGGGTCATTTACAGGAGGATTATTTCCGGCCCGTAATGATCTTGATGATCTCCGCTTTGGTCCTTCCATCTGTTCGCTCTCCTTCGTCATCGTCCTCACCGGCCCCGATTGCGGCCGGGTTATTGGCCAATGACGTGTCAATTGTCCCAAGGCTCAGCCCCATGCCACTTGCCATGTCCGTGGCCTCCTTTATCTCGCGCAGCACATCGTCCAGCTCGCGGCCACGCGCCCGCACAATCTCCTGCGGGCTCCTCAACAGGGCGTTTATCTGATCCACATGGGCCTTGGTTTCCCGCAGCGGATCAATGGACTCCATGCCCGGCGGCTGCCATTCGTTTCTGAGATACATG